CAGATAATGGAGGGCAAGTATTTTCAATAGCAGCTCCAAGTGGTGGATGGTCAATCGGAACAAGAGTATATGCTAATGCTAATGGAACTTCTACTGCTGTAAATACTGATGCTACATCCCCTGGTTATGGTGATAGACTTTTTGGTTCCGCTGGATGGGTGTTAACTGGAGTTAATGACCCTGTTAGTGGGGGAGAACAAGCAATATTACTTGATGATGAAAGTTGTATAACTGCAACATTTGGATGTGCACCTTAAAATAATAATATATGGCATTTACTAATCAAACTGTAACTTATAGCGAAACTTCAAAAGGGTTTCCTTCATTTTATTCATTTATTCCAGAACAAATTAAAGGAATGAATGGTTATTTATATACTTTTTATCAAGGTAAATTATGGCAACATAATTCAAGTACCGCTCTCAGAAACACTTTTTATGGTAGTACTTTTAGCTCTACTATTACAAGTGTCTTTAATCAATCACCTTTGGAAAATAAACTATTTAAAACCATAGGTATCCAATCTGACTCTGCTTGGTCGGCTACTTTAAAATCTGACTTACAAGATACAGGCTCTATATCGTATTCATATTTTGTACAAAAAGAAGGAGAATGGTTTGCGTATTTAAGAAGTAATCCTGCTAATCCTATTAGTGGTGAATTTCCTTTACGTTCAGTTCAAGGTGTTGGTGGGCAAACTGTACGTACTGGTGTAGGAACTGGAGTTTGTGTTTTAACATTTGATATGGCTGTAGATTTAGGAAGTATGATTAATGAAGGAGATACAGTTTATTATGCTATAATACCTAATCCAGTCACAGACCCATATACCCCTATTGAAGCAGGTCCAGTATCTTCTGTAAATTATGATGCGGCAAATAATATTAATAATATTACTATAAATAATAGTGCTACGGCATTACCAGCAACAGGTACTGAAGTATATATATTATACATAAAAAATCAAATAGCTGAATCTAATGGTATACTGGGTCATTATGGTGAATTCACCTTAACTAATGGTCTAGTTGAAAATCCAAATTCACTTGCTGTAGAACTCTTTGCTGTTGATTCAGACGTTATGAAAAGTTTCCCTTAAAATTAGTATCTTTGTTCTTATTTAAGTAAATGAGTAATAAAGAAAATTTAGTTGCATCTAAAATATTAACTGGTATATCTAAAAGTCCTGGACTTTTGTGGGAGAAACTAGAAATATTTCAAGATGAATTAAAAAAAGTAAATGGTTGTTTAACTCATAATGTTGGAGAAGAACAATCTAAAGGTTTAAAAGAAGTAGCTCCTTTAGAGCATCATTTTGAAGGTGGTTTGTATACAAGAGAGTTGTTTATGCCAAAGGGTGTTTTTATTGTTAGTTTAATTCATAAAAAACAACACCCTTCTTTTTTATTAGAAGGCGAAGTTTCTTTTATAACTGACGAAGGTGAATTAAAAAGAATAAAAGCACCGTATAAGGTGTTTACACAAATAGGTACACAAAGAGTTTTTTATGTACATAAAGATAGTAGATGGTGTTGCGTTAATAAAACCAATGCAACAACTGTTAAAGAAGCAGAGTTAGATATATATGTAAATAAATATTTAGAATTGCCTAAAGAAGTATTAAACAAAAATAAAGAATTATGGCAGCAGTAGCATTATTAATTACAAGCATAGCTTTAACTGCAGGTAGCACTGCTTTAAATTTTGTAAATGCAGGAAAACAAAGAAGAGCAGCATCAGACGCTGAGTTTGATGCCGAACAAGCATTAATAAAAGCACGAGAAAAACTAGGAACAAATTTTTACGAAAATTTATCTATTAACAAAGAAAAATATGTTTTAGAAAGAGAAGCATTATTATCTGCAGGAGCTCAGGCTACAGCAGCAGGAGCTGAAAGCGAAAGAGGAGCAGCAGCAGTTGCTGGTAGAGTTTTAGCGGCACAACAAAAAGCACAACAACAACAAACTTCTAGAATGGGTGATGAGCAGAAAAAATTAGAAGCATTAGTTGCTCAAGAAGATTCTCGTTTAAGAGATATTGGTGTTCAGTTAGATTTAGAAGAAGTTAAAGGAGCTCAAATTGCGGCTGGTAGAGCAGAACAATCAGCAAATATGTTTCAAGCTCAAGGAATGCAAGGAATATTAGATACTGCTAAAGCAGGAGTAGCATTATCTGGAGGTCTTAAAGAAGCAAAAGCTGCTGGAGGAGGAGATGTTCCATTTATGTTAGATTCAAGTAATTTATCTAAATCAGGTTTTACAGGACCAACTGCACTAAATGATGCTTTTACATCATTTCAAGCAACAGAACAAGGTGCTTTATTTAAAGATTTAGATTTTTCACAAGTCAATGACATAATTAATAGACCATCTATAAATAATGATGGGGAACCGCAAGTGGGTGGTATGATTGCAGGTCAAGATTTTATACAAACATCTTTAGGGGATGCTGGAGTAAAAGATTTTAATAAATTTTTAAGACAACAAAAAAGAGCTTTAAGACAATTAAACAACACAGGATTAGTAGTTGAAAAATTAGACAAGCCTACACCAGATGATTATCAAGGAACTTATGATTTTATTCCACTGGGTTAAAAAAATAAAAAATGGCTAAAACATATATAGGATACGCTCAAAGAGAAAAAGAAACTAATGTAAACTGGGGAGCAGTTGCTACAGGGTTTACTGATTTGTTAAATGAACAAAGAAAGACTAAAGAAGAAAATGAAGCGGCTGATGCTTTGGCTACTCAAGAACTAGCAACTACATTGCAAAACTCTCCAGAGGGTGGAGACAGAGAGTCAAGTGATTATATTTTAGATTATGTAAATAATGCGTCAAATTACAACTTAATGTTAAAGCGTCAATTAGATGCTGGTAATATGAGTAGAAAACAATTTACTACATTAACACAAAATTTAACTAATGGCACTGCACAAATTGTTGCAATTACTAAAAAATATAATACTTACTTACAGAATCAAGAAAAACGTATGAAAGAGGCTACAGAAATAGGTGGTCAGGCAGCTCAAGACGTTTGGAACGCTGGAAAAATTCAATCATTTGCAGACTTTAGAGATAACGCTGCTTTTATTGACCCTACAACAATGAAGGTTAGTCAAGGGAAATTAGTAGATAAAGTAGTTGATGGAAAAACAATAAGAGTTATGTCTGACAATACAGCAGACTTTACTCAAGTTAGTACTATGCTAGGATGGATGGGTCAAGAGATAGATAAGTTTGATTTAACTAAAGCTATAGATGATACATACAAAACATTGGCTCCATCATATCAAACAAATATGCCAGATGGTTCTATAAAAGATGACGTTAGAAAGATGCCTGGTTTTCAAAAAGCGGTAAATGGTAAATTAAAATCTTATTTAAATGACCCTAGAAATGTAGCTAGTGTTTTAGCTGATTACGCACAAATGGCTCCTAAAGGAGGTACAGACGGAGCTCCAGCTCCTTGGGAATTTACAGATGATGTAAAAAAAGCAAATAATAAAAATGCCATATATCTTACTCCAGACTCGTCAGGTAATTACAATATTGATTTAGATAGTAAACAAGGTCAGTACTTACAAGAACAAGCTCTTGAGTATATGAATTCTCAATTAGAATTAAAAATACCTAGGAAAACTACTGCTTCAGCATCAACAGGATTTGACAAAGAAAGTTCTGAATATCGACAAAAAACTTTAAGTATAGCTAATAACACAAACAATTGGATGGCATTAAAAAATGCAAAAAATATAGAACAATTTGATGCAGCTAAGAAAAATCTTATGTTAAGGTCTCGTAAAGATAAAGATATGGTGGATATTACCGCTATTAATATGGATAATGGTAATTTAAAAATGACTTATTTTGACCCAAATACTAAAGCATCTTCAACTCTGTTAATATCTATGGCTGGTAAAAACGAAGATTTTTTAAATGCAGGAGAATCATTTATAGGAGCTAGTTACTATCAAATAAGTGAAAGATTAGGTAGCGAAGCAATGACGAATATTCTTAACCAAGAAAGAACAACAGGTCAAGGAGGAGAATTTGTAAATTATAAAACTTCAAATGAAGAACAAGTCGATATACCATATTCTAGTTTAACAATACCAAATAGTGACCCAGATAAGGCACCATACAGTTTAAATAATTATCTTAATAACGCTCAAGATATAACTCAAATATCTGACGAAACAGACGCTACAGTTTTTGCTGTAAATGAAATTTTTACTAGACAGACTAATCCTGATAAAGCGTTAAAAATGAAAGGTATAACTATTAGGAATTTAAGCGAAACAGGTGTTCCAAGTATGGATGGTAAACTTTTTGAAATTTATTTACCAGAGGTTATGACTGCTCCAGTATTTTTAGACTCAGAATCTCCTTCTACAACTAATGCAGTAGTTAGAGAAATATACAATGCTATTAATGAAGGTAATACAATTACTCCTAGAAATTTACAAAAAGCTTTAGGAGGAGAAATGTATAGAAAGCAAGAATCTATTTTAAATGGCTTACAAAAAAAGCAAGAAATTTCATCTGATATAGAATGGAATGATGGTATGGGTAAACAACAAGAAAACTCTACAATTAATATTGAACCTATTATTTCAACTATGGAGCCTGGAGAAATATTAGGATATGACTTTAATACAGCACCAACAATAGATGCTATTTATAAAGCTTATAAAGATAGTGGTGATACAATTTCTATAAGAAAAGCACAACTGCTACAAAAAGAAGCATTAAAACATTTCAACGCTAATAAATAAATATGGAGGACGAATTAAAAAATCTTACAACACTTAACGATATATATAATGATTTTGTTATAGAAAAAGATAATTTTTCAAATGCGGAAGGTTTTATAGATATGTATAAAGATGCTTCTCCAGAAGAGTTGTTTGAGTTAGTTGACCAAAATTCTTTTACAGATGTTAATCAGTTTGCAGAAATGTTTGAGTTAGTTGAAGAAAAAGAAAAAAAACCAGAGTCAAGCCCTTTAACTGGTGCTCTAGACTGGTTAAAAAAAAGTTACCAATCATACTTTCCAGACGAAAAAAAAAAAAAAGAAGAAAAATTTCCAGAAGTTAAAAAAAATTCAAAAGGTGTTTATATTAATATAGCAACTGGAGAAGAAGTACCTTTAATAAAAAAAGGCTCAAAAGAATATAAGGACTACAGAGGAGAACAGCCGTTAGATATGACTAACAGTTATTCTTATGATAATTATGGAGATTTAATAACTTCACCAGATTTTTTTGCCGATAAAAAAAACATAGACTATTCTCCACAAAATATTCACAAAAGCCTTAAAGATAATATAGGAAAATATGGTTTTGTATTAGATAATCCAAACGCACCACTTTTAAAAGATGCGTTGACTGGAGATTTAAAAACTATGAACTTGCCAGTAAAAGGAAGTGGTAATGAATCTGTTACCGTGGTTTCTACAAACGGATTACATACTTTTAATATAAAACTAAAAGATGGAGCTGTACAAAATCAAGATGAGTTTGATAATTTTTTAGAATTCTATGGGCAAAATCCAGCCGCTCCTGCACCAAATGATGAAGTTATAGCTAAATCATTAAAAGTAAAAGAGTCACGTTCTGGAGCAAGATGGAATTCAGATACTAAAGATTATTCTTCTGTATTAATGTCAACAGTAGAAATGGATGGAGTTAATTATGCCTTACCTTCGTTATTCCCAAAAAACCCTGACGCTCAATCTACTTACTCAGAAGATTGGATTGAATTTAATCCAAAAACACAAACTAAAGAAATGATTGCTTTAGCTCGTGAACGAGGAGAGTTGTATGCTTTTGATACTAAAGACCAAGCTGATGATTTTGCTGGAGGTTTGTGGAAAGAAGCTAATACAGTAGACTTAGAAAAACAACTATTTTTTAAAAGAAATGGAATAGATAATTATACTTCAATATTTAAAGCTGTTAATGAATATGAAAAAGCAAGAGATGAAGTTTTTTTTATTGACGATTTAAAAAAAATAGATATGTCAATGGGAGATTTAGCTATAAAAACAGGAGACGTTACTCCTATAAATAGAAATGTTCCAGAAGTTACTGAAGAAGAAAAATTACTTTACCCATATTTATTTGATGAAGACGGAAAGTTAAGAACAGATATTCAAGCTTACAGAAAAAAAAGAGATGAACAAAGAGACAATCTATACAACATTACACAAGATGAAAATTTTGTGGCTACTACCATAGCCTGGGATATAGAAGCGGCTAAACGAAGACAAGTATATATTGATGATGCTTATAATATTAATAAACAAGCACAGATGTCAGAAGTTGTTTTAAATAATTTTGCTATAGAAAAATTTGGTAAAAAAATAAGTAATTTACCTTTAATGATTTCTGAAGGAGACTATAATGAAGAAGATATAAGTTTAGTAAATTTTATGGTAGCAGCAAAAGCTCAGATAGATATGGATAAAAAATATGCTGCTGACCAATTTTTTGTTTCAAAAACATATTTAGATTCTAAAAATCTTAAATCCGCTCAAGGAAAAGTATTAAAAGGAATGTGGAATAATGTTTCTAATGAATGGAATACTCGTAGAAAAAGAGGAGAAGCTGGTAAAGTTATTTTAGCTATGGGTGTATCTGATAGTCCTACAGAAACAGAAGATATATTAGGAATGTCTCGAGAAGAAGCGGCAAAATATATTTCGGATAAACTAATGGAATCAACCACTTCCAGCAGGGGTACTTCTGTAGAAATGTTAGAATGGAATAGAAGCAAAGGTTTTAGAGAAAGTTTAGATGTATTATTGGACAACCCTTTAGATATGGGATTGTCTTTATCGGCTGGTTCTTTTTCTGAAATATTACCTTATGGTGTACAAATGGTTTTAGGAGCAGGTCTTATGAAAGGTACAATAGATGCCACATTAATGAAAGGACCTCCTCAAGCAAGAGCAATAGCTGGGGTAAAAGGTTTAGTTCAAGGAATGCAAGTAGGAGCGGCTGGAACTTTAGTTGCAATGGAATATACTAATGCTGCTTTTGAAGCAATGACATTAAAAGGATATGATATAGCTAGTCCAGAAAGTGTTTTAAAAGCCGTTCAAGATGATAATGTTTGGACAGAAGCAAGAGATGTTGGTTTAGCAAGAGGTATACCTATTGCTATAATAGATTATTTTACAGCTAGAATGGCTGGTAGAATATTAATGGGTAGAAATAGCTTTGGGTGGAAAAAATTTGGTTTGTTGGCTGCTGAAAGAGCGGTTATTGACCCTAGTGGTGAAGCTTATGGTGAATATTTAGCTCAATTAAATAATCAATTATTAAACGATAAAGAATTTAGAGCAGAAGAAATTGGTTTAGAAGCAATTGGTGCATTTGGAAGTAATTCAAGCAATATGGTTATGAATGCATTTGTAACTTCTTTAAAAAATGAAAGAATTATTGCTGGAGAAAGAATGTCAGGAGAACAAGGTACTGCTAATTACTCTCAAAGAATTGGTAATAGTGAGCAGGTAAGTAATTGGGCAAATTCAATGCAAGAAACAAAATTACTATCACCATCTACTGTTCAAGATATACAGGAAAATATAGGAGCTAAAAGAGAAGCTAAGACTTTAATGCAAATGAATGATGGGCAAGTTACTAATTCTAAAGATTTACCTATTCAAACTACAATGATGGAGTTGATAAGATTACAAAATCAATTATCTATATCCCCAACTTCTACAACTATATTTGGAAAAGAAATAGGTTTGATTAAACAAGCTTTAAATACTTTAGCGACTAATAAAGTTTTTAATCCAGAAGATGAAGACATACAAGCGTTAAGCCAACTTTCTAATAAACTATTTAATAAACCTTTTTTCAATCTTGAAACTAAAGAGTTAACTGATGTTAAGGGAACTGTAATAGAGGAAGAAATAATAGAAACAGAAACAGAGGTAGAGAATACCTCCGAAACGCAAACAGAGGTAGAAGAAAACCAAATTGCTGCAGAAGATTTAAGTGTAGAATTAGAAGATTTAAATAATGAGATTTTATCTGTTAAACAACAACTTAAAGAAGAATTAAAAGCACCAGGTCTTACTAAAGAACAAAAGATTGATTTAAGAGAAGATGCAAAGTCACAAATACAGTCTTATAAAGAAGATATAGCTGAAGCTAAAAGAGAAGCTAAAAGAGGAAATGTTTCTTTAAGCCAGAAAAATGTTAGTGAGTTGTTTACTGATGACCGAACAAGTAATACCAATGTAGTGGCATTTAGTAAAGTTCCTTTAAGTGCAATAAAAGACAAAAGAATTCCAGGTGGTACAACAAGAGATGTCTATGACATAGGTAATGATAGAGTAATTAAAATTGCTAAAAATCCTAGAGGTCTGCAACAAAACGCATCTATCGGATATGGAGATGCAAATATGTTAGGAGGTAAGGTCCCAGAAATTTATGAAGTAGGAACAGATTATATTGTTGTAGAAAAAGTTCCACGTAATGATAAAGCAGTAAGAGCATTTTTAAAGCCTTTGGAGAAATTTTCAGCTAGAGATTTTGAAGTTAGAAATAGAACTAGAGAGTTAATGGATACAATGCAAGAGTTAGACTTACAAGACTTTTTAAATTATGATTTATTATGGAATGATTTTAAAGCTCCAAGAAACTGGGGTCAAAGAGCTGATGGTACTATTGTTTTAGTTGACGAAGGAGCATTAAATGAAAATGTTACCTCTAAATCTAAAATTCCAGATTGGGCTAGACAAGAATGGTCTGAAGTAAAACGAGATAGAAAAGGAGGTTCTGATGTAAGTTTAAGTCAAAGACGTATACCTTTAAAAAACTTATTGCTAGACTATGGTTATGACACTAAAACTGGATTTTTTCCTAATACAATTTCAAATATAAGTCCATTGAAAAGGGGATTACAAACTTTTGGATATGATTTAATAACTAATAATGATGAAGTTACAGGAAAAGTAACTGGGTACCATATTGCTCAAGAAGGAGGTAAAAGAAAATTAGATTTATTTAAAGGAGAAAAATTAAAAAGAGAAGCAAGACAAGGAAAAGAAGTTTCTCCAGAAACAAGAAAAGAATTAGTTGAGTTATTAAGTAAAGCATTTCCTGGTGTTAAAGTGTTTGATAATGTAGAAGCTTTTGAAAAAAACATAAATCAACCAGGGGTAGTAAAAAGACAAACTAAAGACGGATATATTGCTTATGGAGCAAAAGGAGATAGTAGTATATATTTAAATCCAGATGATAAAACACTTACTCTTCCATTGCACGAATTTGGTCATATGTTTATTGATTATTTAAAAAGCAAAAGGTCTGGAGAAAAAGGAAGTTCTCTTTACAAAAGAGGATTACAGCTTATAACATCTACTGAAAAAGGACAAGAAGAATACGATAAACAAGTAAAAATATATGGTGAAGGAAGAAAAGCAAGAGAAGAAGCTCTTGTTGAATATATAGCTAATGAAGGTAGAAGAAGAGCTGAAGGAGCTCAACAGTCTCAATCAGTAAAAGATAAATTAGCAAAGTGGTTTGACCTTCTTATGGCATTTGTTAAGAAACAATTTATGAAACTTAAAGATTTGTTTTCTAGTAAAACATTTGCTCAAGACATTAAAGGAATGTCTCTGGAAGATTTTGTAAATATGTCTCTTAGAGAGTTATTAGGAGGACAAGTTATAGATGAAAATGTAGGGGTTGAAATAGAACAAGATGGTCAAATGAGATTACCATCGTTATCTCAACAAGAAATACAAGTACCTGAAGGAACTGATATAGATGTGATAGTTAAAAAATCTAGAGATTTAGGGATTATAGATTCTCAAATACGTGAAGTATTAAAAGGTAGAAATAATTTTAGTGTTGAACAAATTAATGACGCTTTAGCATTTGAAATGATTGAGGGTCAAACATTGCCTTTAGCTTTTAGAGATATGAAAGGTGGTTCTAATATTGGATTAGCTTTATTTACTGAAACTTTTAATAAAGTTTTAGATTTTATTGGTAAAGGAACTACTACACAAGTTAGAAAAAAACATATTGAAAAAATTAAAAGAAAATACCCTGCAGCAACTAAAGGTTTAACAGTTCAACAAATATTAAGAAAATATCCTGTTAATACAAAATTAATTGCAGCAGCTAAAACACCTGCTGAAGTTAGAGAGTTTGCAAAAAAATCATTAGAATCTAACCCTATGTTTGCATCTCAATCACAAGAAATACAAGATAATTTAGTAATTGCTTTTGATAGGTCGGTAGGAATATCAGCAAATAAAGATGTTCAAAAAGAAATAAGACAGTTAAGAAGTAAACTGCAAGTTAGAAGAAACACTGAAAAAAGTATTCAGAAAGTTAAAAGCGAACTTAATGATTATATAAAACTTAATTTTCCTAAAGGACTTTTGGTTCCTAGAGCTGTGATGACTAAGTTAAATAAATTAATTGCTGGAGTAAATAAAAAGAATTATTTAAGACAAGTGGAGAGTGTAATTCAAGAAATTGATACTCAAAATGAAAAAATTAAAAGCAAAGTAATTGATAAAATAAAAAAACTTATTGATACCAATGCTCGTACTGGCACAACTGCATCTAATAAGACTAGAAAGTCAACTGATATAGACGTTACTACAAAAGAATTTTTTATTGCTGCAAAAAAATTAATTGACGCTTATATTACTGGAGATGTAGATGTATTTTTTAATGAAATCATAGAGTTATCAGCTTTAGAAGATACTGTTAGAGCTGCTATTTCTAACCCAACAAACAAAGCTGCTAGAGATTTAGTAGCTAGAGCAGATGCTTTTGCAATATTAGGAGGTCTTCCTACAATGTCTTTACAAGAAGTAGAGCAAGTATTTGAAGATTTAAAAAATCAAAGAGCTATAGGTAGAGAACAATATGCAGAAGACCAGGCAAAAAGAAAAGAAGAAGTAGACAAGTTAAAAACACAAGCTGATGCTCAAATAATTAAAACTAATCCAGAATTATTTCTTCCAGATGGAACACCAGTTAATACAGATAATTTATCTCAACAAAGAAGAAAACAGATTTTAGATGGGTTTGATACAAATGGTAAAAATAGTTTTATAAACTCAATGAAATCTTATGTTCAAACTGTGGCTGGACAAAAACTTAGTGATTTTGTAAGAGAAATAAAACTACAAACAAAAGATATGTTAGCTGCAGGAAATTTATTTTATAATTCACTTGACTCTAGACAAGGAAAATTTTTTACTGATGAATTCTTTTATAGACTAACTGATGCTAATGAAATTTATCATCAAATATTTCAAGGAAAACAAAATGCAATGTCTGATATTGCTAACGAAATATATAAAAAGAAAAAATATCCAAATGTTCTAGGTCGTTTAATGGGTGCTGATTTTGGAAATGTTAGTGCTTATCAATATATAAAACAACTAGCAGAAACTAAAGGTAATATAACTTTAAAAAACATAAACAAACAGGGATTTGACGGAGAAACTACGTCTGTATTTACTACTGATGAAGCTTTAAGAATGTATGCTTTATCTCAAAACCCTAGAGGAAGAAGAATACTTTTACGTGATGGTGTTGATGATAAAGTAATTACTCAAATAGAGAAGTTTATAGGAAAAGAAATGATAAGTTTTGTAGATAATGTAATTGATTATCTTAATACTGTAGGATATGAACAAGCTAATGATATTCATAGAACAATATTTGGAGTTAACTTACCTTATGAAGAAAATTATTTTCCTCAAGCTACTGAAAGCAGGAGCGTTAAAAATAAAGATGGTGAAACATCAACGAGACCTAGTAAAGGCGAAAGTTTAAGTGTAGACCCACAAAGTCCTTTATCCACTATTCAAGCCTTTGCACCAGACAGTTTTTCTGAAAGAACTAAAAATGAAGAAGATTTAAGAATGATTTTAAATTTAGGATTTTTTCAAGTATTAGATAATTATTTAGAACAAACCTCAAGATTTGAAGCTTATGCTGAACCTGCTAAAATTTTAGAACAAGTACTTCGTATACCTTCAGTAAAAGCATTATTAGATTTTACTGGATTAAAAAAATCAGTTGTATATAATATTAATGTAGAACTTGACCCTAAAGGAATAACAAGAGGAGTGGATAAAGCGATGATAATTTCTAGAGGTGTTAATCTAATGACTAGCTATTATCTTTCATTAAAATTAATGCAAGTTCCTAAACAAGCTTCTTCTTATGTATTGGCATATCCTTTATATACTGCTGGTAAATATAGTGTGTATAAAAAAAGAAAAGCTGGTGACCCTATATTTGAAAAAAACAGAAATGTTATTTTGCAAGTGCCAGAATTATTAGCTCAAGCTCTTAGTTCAATTCCTAGTGAAGCCATTACGTTTGCTGAATTTAATGCTAAAGCTGTAAAATATTTTGCTAATTATAAAAGTAGTGTAGCTAAAATGAGAAAAATTTCTGCTACTCTTAATTCTAGAGCTTTAGAAGCGGCAGAGGGAAATATATATGCTTTATATAGTGGAAGAGAAATAGAAGGAACTCCTGAGATGATTAAAAAATATGGAGCTTCTTATAAATTAATTGCTCAAACATTTGGATACTTTACCAACGTAGGAGATATAGGAGGTATTATAGGTTATCTTATCGTGTATGATGAGCTGGTAGATAATCAAGGATTTTCTCACGAAGATGCTCTAAGAGTTTTTAATGATTACAATTTAACCAATCAAAGCCGTAGAGGTATAGACAAGGTAGGAATTCAATCTTCTAAAAACGGTTTAGCAAAATTATTTACATCATTTACAAGTTCACCGATACAATTAGCTAACAATACTTATATTGCTGCTTCTAATATTTCTAAAGATACTGCTCAAAACAAAGTTCCAGATATGAAAGATGTTAGGGCTTTGGGTCTTAACGCTTCTTTAAGTACAATGTACTTTTTAGCAATAGGAAATATAGCTTTATTATTATTAGGAAAGTCAGATAAAGATGATGATTTTGATGATAGAGAAAAATTCTGGGAAAGAGTAACTAAAATGTATGGATTAATAGGATTAGTTAATGCTATTCCTACTTTAGGTCAAGCAATTCAAACTTTTATAAATGAAAAAGAAGGTAAGGGTTGGAAAAAAGCTGATGCTAATATTACTAGTCCATTAAACGAGTTTGCCGAAACATTTGGTGCTATTCTTAATGAGGAAAATAAAGATGACCCTATACTAATACCTATTATGTATGAATTAATGCAGTTTGCTATGGGTGTACAATTAACTCCAATTGAAGCCGCTTATAATATGGCTAACGACCAAGACCATTTAGCATACTGGTTATTGACATTTGCTGGTATATCTCCAGGAAGTATTCCAGAAAGATTTAAGCCAAAAAAGAAAAAGAAAAAGAAATATAACTATAACCAAGCAAGTCCTACTCAAAGACTTAACGAAAGCAGACAAAGAACTAGAAATAAAAATTACCAAAATTTTAGATAATAACAATGCCTTTTAAAAAAGTAGGAAAAAATAAAAATGTAAGTCCAAGTGGTAGAGTTTTTACTGATGCTCAAGTAAAGTTATATTATGCTACTGATGGGTTTAAAAAGAAAAGACCGAAGAGAGGGAGCTTTAAAAAATCTTAAAAGTAATGTGTTAGCCTAGCTACTTGTCCGCTATTCTTATGGTGGAGAAACGCTTCACAAGCCTTTGGAGCTCCTGTAAAGCCTTTTCGTGAATGCCAACTATCAGCAGAAGAGGGAGACCTCATATACTCTACAGTAACTCCTATGTAGTCTTTAGCGTCTAGCCATTTATGTTTTACTTTGTGGTGTATATGGTGTAAGTACCAGTAACGATGAGTCGTTAACGACCAATCTTTAGGATTTTCTTGTGCCATCAGTAATGGAAGGTTTTCCATTTTCGCTCCGTCTCCGTGTTCTAATCCTATTAAGTTAGTTCCATAAACATAATACTTTCTATGAGAAACACCTATATCAAACCTTACGTCTTTAGCATTTCTAAACCAACTTTTTAAAGTATGTGCCAGGTGAAAACCGCTTTGATAATCGTGATTACTCATACTGTGAAGAATATCTACTGGTGCAATTTCTCTCAGTATTTCTACGCATTTTACATATAACATTAAAGCAATTTCATAATGCTCCCACCATTTACCATCTGTATCTTGGTGTGTTCCTTTAGTAGTCTGTCCGTAAACGTTGTCGATATGAAGTATGTCGTTTCCGATACAAAATAATATTCTGTCAACAGAGAAACCTTTTGCTTTGTGGACCAAACCAGCGACTCCTTCCAGAACTCTATCTACTGCTGTTTCACAATCATAATGCTCACCTGTTTCCATTTCATTAGCATACTTACCTATGTGAATATCAGCAGGATTTACAACTAACAAATGGTCGCCAAGTTTTTTAGATTTAACTTCATAGGTAGGAGCGTAGTTTTCTATATAATCATTAATCTTTTTAAAGATTTGATTTTCATCATAACCAAGATTCTCTTTGGTTACAATAGAAAAACGTAATTCACCAGACATACTTTGCCAATGTTTTACACTTACTACATCATCCTTGTTTATTCCTCTGTCCTTTAGATGAATATCTAAAGCTGTGTTTCCATTTATGTTATCTACCGAATCTCCTCTGTGCTCATTAATAATATCTACCTCATCGGCACTTAACCTTAATCGTTTCCCTCCGTATTTGGTTGAGTCAGTCATTTTAAATTTCGTCTTCCACCGATTCTTTTAAAGAATTTAAAGTTTTAATTATGCGTGAAGATTCACTTTTTACTTCTGCGTATTCTCCGTCAACAAAACTTTCGTAGATGACCTTCAAAGAGTCGTGGATTTCGTTCATCGTGTAATTGATGAATTTCAGTTTATCCTTTTCGACTCCTTTACTTCCCATTTATGTTAGTAACATATTCTTTATTGACGTGGTTTAGTCTATTGATAGACGGCTTACTTCCAAAGATAATAATTTATTTGTATTTTCCAATTTTTTTACCATAATTATTAATTCTGGTTTGCTTAAGTTTTGAATCTCCTCGTCTTTACAACTGAAGAGCTCTAAACATTTTTCATATTTTATTTGCAAATTGTTATCATATTTTAAAAGCCAGTTTACTGATTTGCAATAATGAATTACACTAGCGTGATTTTTTAAAAGAGACATTCCTATATCTACATAAGAATATTTTCTATCTCTTAAAATTTTAGAATAAATCATTCTGGCATTTACTATTTCTCTATTTCTTTTTTTTGAAAGAACATTTACCCTGCACACTTTATTTACAATACTTCTTAAAAGGTATGGTGAATTAAAATTTATAGTCGGTTCGGATTGTTTCATCTTCAATTAAAATAGTTTTGTTTAACATATGGTCTAAATAATCGTCAGCATCAGTTTCGTGAATAGACATAAACAAAGGAGTTTCATCTTCTTGTTTTAAATATTCAATTTCAAAAAATATAGCTGGTTGAGTTTTAATTACTCCTCCTACTGCTTGAGTCCATCCGTCTAGTTCTGGAAGAGAGTCTGCATTGAAATCCATTAGAATAGCAATGGGGACACTTTTTTTAATAGGAAGTTCTCTTAACTGCTGAAGAAATTTATCGTCTACATCGTAAGGCTTAATCTTCTCCTCCTCTATAAACTTCTGTTTTAAACCCATATTCATTTAGTTCTTTTAATCTGTACTCTTGTAAAATAGATAATCTGCCATTTGGTTTTTTAATTTCACTAAACAAAACATCACTTCCACGAGGTATTGCTATAACATCTGGAATTCCATTCTTATTAGTTTTAATTAATTTTAAAACATAGTACCCTTCTGCTTCTAATTCTTTTATTCTTTTACTTTGTATCTGTTGTTCAGTCATCTATAACAAAGTTACAAATTTCTTTGTTAAAATTCATAATGATAAAAAATCTCTTTTAAAGTGATTTAAAGTATAGTCTTTCTTTTTTGAAACTGCTTTGTAAATTTTTTGTTCAATACCTTTTTCAGCAAATATCCAGTATACATTATTTTTTAATCTATCTTTAGTTGTCATCCTATCTCTTGACTGCCAGTAAGATGTGGCAGAAAAATCTATATTATAATAAACTAAACATTCAGCTTTGCGTAATGATATTCCTTCTCTTCCACTTACAATTTGTAAAGCAATTGATTTATTTGTAGAATTAAATTCATCTAAGTCTGTGGTTACGTTTTCTTTATAAACTTCTTTTATTGCGTCCAGCTCTGCTTTAAATTTATAAAATATTCCTATTTTTTTATTATTAAATTTTTCTTTTATATATCTTGCTTTGTTTAAATCTAAAACTTTAGAGTTTCCTGACTCAAACTTAACTGTTCCAGAATATAATTGATGAATTTTACTCATTAATTTTACTGCGGTATCACCTAATATCACCTCTTCTTTCCCCTGCACAACTAAATTTTTCTTCAATGTGTTTATAATAGAATAAGTAGTGTCTTCTAATTTAACTGTTAAAAATTTTTCTGTTGTAACAACTTTAAATCCTGCTTCAGCTTGGGTGTAGCTAATCGTGTAGGGTTGCATCTTTTCTAAAATACTAGGTTTTCCTCCTCCATATTGCCTAATAGACATTCCTCCTATGGGTCTTATGGTTACGTTAACATAGTCATCACAAAATCTATAAAAGTTTTTGTATCTAGAAAAAGGATTGTATTGAATTCCATAAACTTGATGGTACATTTGACTATAAGATTCTGGGGTTGGGGTTCCAGATAGTAAAATTACTTTTGGATTAGAATATTTTAAAAGTTCTTTTACTTGTTTAGCTCTCTTACTTGGTTTAGGATAAGCTCCCATAGAGTGAGCTTCATCACAAATTATCATATCCCATTTAATTTTAGGTAACTTGTGAATGCTTTCATAGTTTATTGCCTGGAAGGTAAAGCCTGGGCTTAACAGACTATAATCACTTTCAATAGAAGATATAGCTTTTTTTTTAGTTATAAATAAAACGTTTTTACATTTAAGTTTATCCGCTATACCTAAACTTGTAAGAGTTTTACCAGTTCTTACTTCCATAGTCAGGTAAACAAATCCTTTGTTTTTAACTATTTCTGTTCCTGTTTTTATAATTTCCGTCTGATATTCTCTGAATTCCATTTAGGTAGTTCTTTATTTATTTTTTCGCATTTCTCATATTCTTCTTTTGATATAAAATAATCTAACATTGTAATTAACAATTCTCTAGAATAAGGATGAAAGGGGTCGTGAGCAAAATAATAACTAGGGGAGTTAATTATTGTTTCTTCATCTTTGTTTTCAAACAAAACTTTATAAGAGTTTCTAATAGCAATATCAAACACCTCTGTATCATCCATTTAAAAATCTAATTCGTTTTGTTCACTTTCATTTTCTTTAATTATTATCCACCTTCCATTCATATCTCTACCTTCTACTGCTATTTGACCGCTATAAAACAAAGCATAAGCTGAAAGCCATTTGTTAAACTTCGTTCTAGAAATAGTAAGTTTAGATTTAGGAGCATAGTCTGGGTTGTCTTCAATAAATTCTTGATAAAGGTAATTTTTATATATCCTCTGTTCTGTAATTAGTTTTCTATTAGTCTCTTGTCCTTTAAGTAAACCACACCATTCTATAAATTCGTGGCTTGTTTCAGCAGACAGATGTCTTACTGCTAGGTTTACAAATACAGATTTTATAAGTCCTTCGTTTAAATGTAATTGTAAACAATAAACCATATAGTTATCAAATATACACCATTCAGACTCATCCCAATCTCCAAACATTAGTTTACCAAATTCATCTAAAGGAGAATAGTTTTTATTGTAGTGCTGATGTAGTTCTATCTCCCATTTTCTTCTGGAGTGTGAGTTACCACTACCCTTCAAAGCATAATTAGTGGTGATAGCTACTTTAGGTGATTTAGAAAAAGGAATTATAATAGCATCTTTATTTTTCTTTTCCAAGGTTAAAGATTCTGTAATTACACTAAACAATCTTTCAAATTCAAAATGTTTTTTTACATCATCAAAACAAAGTATTTGGGTATCTGCAGATACTGTTTGATATGCAAATGACCTTTCAAAATTAAATGATTTACCATCTATAAATACTAATTTTTTCATTTGTTTTAAAGCATTCATAAACAGTCCTTTTCCAGTTCCTCCTTCTGGGTTGTCAGATATTATCTCATCATTAAGAATTACTGCTGGAGAGAAAGATAAGTTTTTATATCCGTGCATAAGATAACCAATCGTGCTTTCCATTGTAGCTACTCTTCCTAAGTCTTGACCACAAATATTAAAAACAAATTGTTTGTAGTCGCAATCGTGTACTTTACATATAGTAAATATTCTATCTATAACTTGCTCTCTCCAAACGTAACCTCCTAAATCTATATAGTCTATTGGTATTATTTCATTTTCAGTAATTTTTACAGCACAATTTCTATAATATAAATATGCCTCTTTTTTAGTATCTCCTATAAAATAAATATCAATGGTAGATAAAAGAGTTAAGAATTCATCTTTGAAAAATCTTGTATGGTCAGCAAAGTAATTATAAATAGTTAAGTCTTCTAACTTCAACAAAGAGTTTAGTATAAAATCTTTTATTTCTTTTTCTGATGTGTGGTCTATAAGGTTGTTAGATACTTTTACAAAAACATAGTTCCTTCCTCCTTCTGGACAATACTTATAAAATCCATTGTCTTCTAAAAATTGTTTGAATAATATGTGTACAATTTTAATAACACCTTTATTTGACTTAGTCCAAAATACTTGATGCTTGTTATCCTCATCGGCTCTTTCTAAGACGGAGTTAATTACTTCGGTATCAATATTGTCATCTTCTAATTGACACCGAATTTCATTTTTTGGTACTCCCTGCCTTAGTTTGTTTTTAACTTCGGTAATTCTATCATTGTCTTCGTAATACTTTGTTCCGTGGTTGTGAGAGTGAGAATAGGCAGACCTAATCGTTCTTGCTATTTCGTTATTATTAAAATCCTTTGTAGCATATTGAGTCAAGATATGTGATGCTAAACTTTCGTGTACACCATAGTCGTTGAATGCAGAGGCTAATACATATGTGTGTTGGTTTCTTTGTCCTTCGCTCATTGGGAATTTTTTCTCCCACCATCTAACTAAAATTTCTACTATCTTATTTTCATCTGTAATAGGTATTGTTAAAGGGTCTATATGTTTTTTTACTTCTTTGTATTCTACTTCAAGTATCTCATCCCAAACTTTACTTTCTGGGTTTGCATATAACAATGGGTCGTAGCTCTCATAACATACTCTTGATATATTTTTTGACGTAGCATCAAAATATTCTGAATTAAAATGTTGTTGTAAAGATTGAAAATAATTTATGTGGTTGTCTTTGTCTTTAGGAATCTTAACTAAAACTTTAAGTCCATTACCAGAGGGTGATATAAAAACTGCAAACACAAAAGGGTTGTTAGAAATATTAGCCTTATCCTCCAACATTGTCTTCACCTTTGGGTAACCATCGAAATCTAGACATATTAGCCCAGAGTGGTCTGTAAGGCTCGTATCAAGCCTTTTATTAAACGTTCCAGAAAAACAAATAGCTGGTAACATCTTCTTTAGTTCGTTTCTTTTTGTCTTGTCCTTCTCTTTTCTAATCCTTTGTACCAGTTCTTTAGATGCTCCAGTTGTTTTGATTCTGTCTAGACTAACTGATACATCAACGTGGTAAGGAGTTGTTGTCTCTTTTATGTTTTGGAATATTGTGATTGTGTATGTCATTGTATGTCGTTTGTATGTCGTATTTATGTCGATTTAATTTAGATAATTGTTTGATTGTCAAGGGTTATGTCGTTTATGTCATATAATTACTCTTGTTAGTGTAAAATAAAAACATAAATATAATTATTATTTTCTATTATAAGTACAAAAAATGTTTATTTGTCATATCGACATAAAAAAAGAGTCGTATACGACTCTAATTCTATAATTTAAAAAAGAGAGAGAGTTAGAAAGAAAATTAACTTCAAATCTAATTGAGTTATTTTTTGGACGTAGTGTCCGCTCCCTCTCTTTATTTTATTTAAAATGGTAAATCTTCATCCTTTGGTTGAGACTCTACTGCACTTGCTTTATCCTTAACATAGGGTTCGCTTAACTTCAAAGACATATACTTTCCTTTAGTACCATCTTTCAGCCAAGCTGCAATTTGTTGTAGTTTTCCATCTTGCGTCATAATCTGCCCAGAATATTCTGGTTGGTTATTATCTGGAGTTTTGTTTGGGTTTTTAAATAATGTTCCGTTTCCTGCTTTGTGTTCGTAATCTGACATAGTTAATTTATTTTTATTGTTTGTTCCAATTGGCTTATTGTTGCGAGAATAATGTTACGTTTCTCATCCCTACTATTTGCGGACATTGGAACTTCAATCCACATAATAGTATTTTTGGGTGTTAGTTTAGGTAGTATATTTTTTATATACTGCATAAGATTTAAAATTGTTTGTTTCATTTATAAAGTTTTTTTAATGTAATGATTCTTAATATTTTTTGATGCTTGGTCTCCATAATAATTCTGATATACTTCAATGGCTTCATTTACTTTTTGCTCTCCTAAGGCTAAAAAATCAGCACCACACTCAAACCATCCTAACTGACCACTGCCTTTTTCTATTACCATAAATACCATAGGTTTATTAAATAGCTTTTCATATATATATGCTTGGGAACAATAAAAGTATTTCCATTTAGCATTGTATTCAAAAGCATCTAAATTACTTGTAGTTTTTATGTCTATAATTTTATTATGAGTTATGATGTCAGCCTTTCCTTTCCATAATACACCTCCTATTTCAGTAATCATAGGCACCTCATACTTATTAGTATCTTGTTCTATTTCCATAGCAAAGTCCATACTAGATAATAAAGTATCAACTAATTCCTCCGTTTCTCTAGCCTCTTTTTCTAATAAAGCTACCTCTATATTATTCTCTACTACAAATTCTTTGTAGAGTTTAGTATTACGAGAAGATGCTTCACAAATTAAAAAGTCTTTTGCTTTTTTTGGCTCAAGAATTAATTGATGAAAATATCTGCCGTAGACGAAATTTTTATTATCTTCTCGTGGAGTCCTAAAATCTTTAGGGTTAGTAAGCAATGTGCTGATGTCTGAATTGGATAAATAATTCTTACCTATTCCATTGTAGTATTCTGCATCATCTTTTAATTTACTTATAACTGCTTGTTGTAGTGCATCCATTATTTTTTAGATTTAAAAAGGTTAGATACATTCTCATTAACCTCATTAGTTATAATGTAGTCATTATCTGCTAACATTGTAAGTGCCTCTGGTAAACTTTTAATCTTTTGTTTAGCAATGTATTTTAGCATTTGAGTTATGTCCGTAACTTCTTTAGTCCCCTTTTGATTTAAATCTACCTTTACTTTTGTAGGTTTTTTATTTGTAACTGGTGGAGTCACTGCAACTGGTTTATCATTTAACTTCCAGTTTGCCGATTCTTCATAACTGGCTACCGCATTGTCAATACCTATTCCAAAATTACCTAAGGCTCTACCCCAAGCAGATGTTTGACAATTTTCTACATAGTTACCTTTGTTTATAAATGAAGATGCAGATTCTTCAAAAGCTATTCCATCAGCCACAACAAAGCCAGTCTTTTTTTCTATGATTTCTGATTTTAATAATATACTATCTGCGGTATGAGACAATACATTTGTTACTAATCCGAATTCGTGTTGGTAGGTTTCTCTGAAATGTTTAATTCTTTCTTTAACTTCAACGTAAGCCTTTCCTTTGATGTTGATTGTTTTTAATTTAGTCATTGTTTGTTTGTTTGATTATTAAATTTATTTTCTTTGTTATCTTAGTGAAAGAAAACATAATTCTTTCTCTTGCACTTTTAAGATTCTGAATATGTTTTGCATTCTTTCTACTATTAACTTCTCTTTTAATGTTTGCTTCTACCATATCTAATTTTCTACGATAGTTAGACAAACATAAGACAAAAACTGCTAATCTCCATCCTTTTTGATAAAAAGTTTTATATTCTTCTGGAGTTATCTCTTTATAAAAGTCTCCTCCCATTGTAGTGTTGTGAATGATTATCGCTTGAGTCTTGTGGTTTTTTTCTATTCTTATTCCGTATAATATTCGTGCTTCATAATCTTCAGCATCTAATGTGGCTGAAAATTCATCTGCCTTAGATTGATTAAATATATCATTTAAAGTATAGAACATTCTTGAATCTGATTAGTAATTGTTCGGTAGTCAGAGTCGTTTTCTATATTTTCTTTTACTACATTTATTCCGTGTATAATAGAAGAGTGATTAATGTTATATCCATTGTCCTCCATATAACCTTGTATTGTTACTAAAGCCATATTCCTTTGTTTGCAAGTGTAGTATAATAAGTGCCTAGCATCTACATTTTTTCTAATCTTTAGTTTGGCGAATAAGTCCGTTTGATTTATTTCACATACCCTGCAAACGTTATCTACTAACTTTTTAAATACTTCTCTTTTCATTTGATTTTTCTTTTAAATTTAATAGTTCTTGTACTAATGATTTATTGTCTTTTCCAAAAGTATGAAACACTTCGTTAAGATAATTATTTATCTTATCGTGTTTAATACGAATTTCTTTTTCTTCTTCTGATTTTATTAATGAGTCTGGCATTGTTTGTTGGTTTTAAAAAGAGGAGGCTTTAAACATTTAATAATATTAATATTAATTTGCCGTTATTGGCTACCTCCTCTTTTTGTTATTATGAAAACTTCAGCTAATATAAGTAATGTTTATTTATTGTGCAATTTATTTAGACGTTCAATTTCAAATTCTAAATGATTTCTTGCTTTAATTAAGCATTCAATCCCTCCATCATCGTGCTTTTTTTTACTACGTAAGCAATAGGTTATGGCGGTTGAAACATTGTAAGTGCAGTCAAAGTCCTCTACCACATATCTAGCTTGATAATAACCTTCTCTATAAGTGTCTCCAACATAATATGATGGTACTCTTTTGTCTTTTGAATCTTGGGTTGTAGATAAGTTCCTAGATTTATCCCAATAGAATTTAGATTTATTGTCCTCTTCCATAAGCGAATATAAAAGTTTTAGCGTGGTTATATAATTTCTCCTCTAGTTCTTTTAAATTTTTACTTACCTCCATTGTTCGGTGGTAGTAATAACAATAGTTTTTGTCTGGTAATACTTGAATAGAATATCCTCCTACATATCTTATTACATCTGTTGCGTTTGGTAACATTCTTAATCCATTAACTAAAACTTTTATATCTCTATCGTAGTAATAGTCCATAAAAGTATCTCGCTTCATAACTTCTCCAGTCTTTCTAAACTGAAAAAAAGTCATCTTTTTTTTGTCGCAAAATTGTTGTAGCTTTTGTATTCGTTTTTTGTTAGGAGTTTTCTCTTGTTTTCTCCATAATATTTCTTCTAATATAAGTTTCATAATATAATTTTTAGTTTATCATTTGTGTAAAGTTAGTATAAATTAATCGTTTTTCCAAAAGTCAGTACCCTTAACATACCATTGTCCTTCTATTAATTTTTGGTTTCCATCGTTCCAGCTAATTCTTTTTTCTTTTTCTTTTTTAAGTTGTTTCTCTAATTGTTTTACCCTTACTTTTAATTGAAGAGAATTAGCTATAAGGTTCGCATAATATTTTTGATTATTGGACATTGTAATATTTTTTAAGTTTGTATTTGCTCATATCATTGTCGTAACGTATGATTTTTTTCTTTCGTCTATATGAAGGAGTCATTGATATAATCTTATTATTTATCTCCTCCTTTCCAGAGTGGGTAAAATAATTATCTAGTTCAATAACAGATAGCTTGTATCTTTCTTTCTCTAATTGCTTTTTATAGAATTCAGCAATTACGTTTCTCCCTAGGCTAGTCATTGTTTTCAAATAAGTTCTCATCCCAAAATGCCCATCGCATTTTTTCATCGTGTTTTTTTTTCATTCTGATTATCCTATTAGATATATAAGTATAAACATTATCGAGTTGCTCAGAGTCATCTCCGCCCTCCTCTTCATCTTTTATTTGGTCTTGTAACCAATCCAGAAATTCATTTTCTGGTTTATCATATATATCCATAGTTAATAGAATATCCATATAGCAACGTAGCCAAATAAAAATACTAGACATAGGGTTAACAAGTCTAGCAGATGCTCGATAGGCTTCGCTCTTAGTTCTTTAATAAATTCTTTTAAGTTCATATTTTTAAATTTTAGTATTAAACAAAAATACAACATTATTTAGACATAGCCAAATAATATTGTATTAAATTGATTGGTCGTGTACGACCATTTTACCCAAAAGGTATGGTAAAAGCAGGTTTTTGTTTAGTTGATTCTATAATATCGCAATACATATCATATGCTTGGTCAAATACTTTTTGACCTTCCTCTGAATATTTGGTTTCATATACTTGTCCTTTATCGTTTACGACATCAACGATAAAATCAGTACCATCTAAAATTGCTTCTGTTTCTAGTCTTGCTAATTTACTTGCTAGTTCTACTTTGTTTATTTTAATATATTGCATTAGTTTTTTATTTTTAAGTTCTTGAGTTTCTCTGTTAAATCATCAATAAGATTTAACACTATCATAACTTCGTTATTAAATTTAGTTGTGTTGTTCATTACCTTGTATAAATCTGTTGTTGTTGTCTGATTCATAATAGGCTCGTTGTCTGCTTGGTATTGTTCTCTTAGTTGTGTAGCTTGTTTTACTATATCTCGGTAGAGATAATCAAAACTTCGTAAGGTTTCATTTGTCATTTCCTTACCATTTAACTTCAGTAGTTGGTATTCTTTTGGTAATTCCATAATATTTTCTTTTTTTGTGTGTGCCTTCTCAAGCATTTTTTCTACGTTATATTTACTTTGCGGTCCCATAATATTATTTAGTTTTTAATTTAGTTAATTCGTTTTCAAATATTTCTCTCATCAGTTCAAAATCATATACCTCTTTGTCTGCTTCATCTATGACATAGCATTTGGGTATTCCTATGTTATTCATAAAGTAGTTGGTCAGAAGAGCATTCTGTGATACAGACATCTTATGCTTTAGATTGCTTATTTCTTCCTCACACCTTAATGCTTTTAATTCAAGTAAGGCATTATCTATTTCTAATTTTTTAATTTTTTCAATCATAATTATTTTATTGTTTGTAATTTATTTAATCTATTTAATTTTACTTCATCAGTTAGTTCTGCCCAATCACTTGGCTTTATAATTCCGTGAGTTGCAAAAACTATTCTCTCTTTGGCTTTCACCTTGTCTTTAATACTAGTGCTATTGTCCATAGACATATCTTGCATAGTTAAAAACATTTTCATAAAATTTACGTTATCCATTTTGTTTGTTTTAAAGTTTTTAAATCTGTTTCATCGTTTTCGAATCTTCAGTCGAGATACACATCTCGATACAGATAGGAGGGAAGATGACAAAAACTTCCCTCCATTGATAAGGTTATCTCAAGACCTCATCTTCTGTAAAACTTGCATTGCATTCTTCACAATAAAATCTAGAGTTGCTAACCTCTGTTGTGTCCTCTACCAAAGGAGTTATACAAGTGCAACAATACTTTGTTTCTGCTTCAGCATCTCTCTGAGCATCAGCCCAAGCATCTGATTGATATTTCTTAACATCTTCATCAGTAAATTCAGTATCTACTTCTATCTGAGGGAAAGGATTGGGAGTTGCAAATAAATTATTGTATTGTTTATTATACCTAGGCACCATTTTATAAGGGTTGTATGTATAGTTGTTATAATCTATTCTTGGTCTCTTTGGCTTCTCTAAAGTATAGTCGCTTATACATCTAGTGTTAGGGTTAAAGGGTCTTGTCTGTATAAAGTATACCCAACATAGTTTAGTACCGCCTTTCTCTAAGTTAAGAGTTATCTGCTTTCTAGCATAGTGTCGAGGGTGTCCTTCTAGTCGGTCAAGAGTTGCTAGAGTGTCCTTGTTAACCGCATAAACTTCTAGTACTACTTTCTTACCTACACCAACAACATCGTGCAAATAAGGTAAACCGCTAACCTCTAAAGGATAAGGGTTTTGAGTGTATGCTTTAGATATAAACTTCGCATTTTTTAAATGACCGCTATTACTTAGTCCTTTTCTTAAAGTTCCATACACACCTACAATGGTGTCTTGGATTACATTTGTTTTAGAATACCAAATGTTGTCTTGGTTAAACCAAAGGTTTCTGTTGTAGATTTGAAACGTTCTGTTTCTTGTATTAACAGAAACAAATCTTGAGTCATACTTACCTAGCTTGTCTTTCCATTCTGTTCTTGGTACACCGCCTAGTTCTCGTGCTAGTGCTTTGCTATCGCAAGTCTTGTTGTCTCCATAGCCTTGTATAGTTCCATTATGAAACAAGAATTCATCTGAAAATTTACCACAATTAAATGGGTGGGTGTTCTCAAGATTGATTGCACCTTTTGTTGCATATCTAAAATGTGCTATATATGGTCTCGATGTATCAAGTAACTTGTAGTCATTAGATTTGTGATACTCTACACTATATGTATCTAGCCAAATAATGCCTAGTCCGTGCTGATTGATTCGTGCTGAATTTTTTAAGGTTTGCATAGGTACCTTATTACCTTTCTGTTTTACTATTATTATACACATAAGTTTGTTGTTTGTGAGGAGTGATACTACTCTGCCGCTTGGCTTTGCTATCTCTGACCTCTGATTATTGTACAAAGATAAGACATTAATTAGACATAGCCAAATAATCTGACCTTTATTTTATTGTAGGCTTACCCATCTTGGGTAAATTTTACCCAGCTTGGGTGAAGACGAGTTAGTTTTTTGAATTGGTCGTCTACGACCAAAATAGCTTAAATCTGCAGATTTACCTCCTTCTCCTTGAATTTTGACCTCCATAGCTGCGTTCTAACAGACTTTCTCAATGCTTCCAATACCTCAGCATCCCCCTTTTTTAACCTTTTATTGTGCAATGTACCTGCATAGTTTACCACCTGTTCCTGTTCTTTTCCTGTCCTGCGTAGTCAACTTTTTTGACCACCTGATTCATCAGGTTCCTGATACTCTATCGTGTCCAAAAAGATACGATGTCGTGTCCAAAAGTTTGATGTTTGATTCCCCATTTGGGGACAAAAATGCCCATTGGGGGAAATGTATATATAAAAAAAGAGGGGTAAATTACCCCTCCTTTTATTCTGTCTGGTATCTGGATAACCAGACCTAAGATTTGGTCGTTAACGACCATTAAAATTAATCAACCAACCATTTTACTAAATTTGATTTCTCCGCTTCTCCACATTCTTAAGGCTTTAGGAGTGTAAAATCTTTTAGCTATTGTTTCAAAACCATTCTCATTATTGTAAGAATAGTTATTGTTTCTACTATAAAGAAATGGTAAAATCTTTTCATCAATTTTATCTGTCATTAATAGTTTGTTAAATGATTTCGCTAGAGCTATCGTTTCTTTTGCCTTATCTTCACTTTCATACATTTTTGTTAAGATAGGTAAGATTAGTTTATTAAACTTCGCTACCGATGTTCTATTGTCTGCACATTCGCATAAAATTTGCATCAACTTGTATCTATTTTTCATTTGTATTACACTAGTAAATCTAGAAAACAATCTAAATTCTACACAACCATGTGACTTCAAATTGATAGGAGAATATTTACCATTTGATGGGATAATATGATTACTTCTTTGCTCATTACTTTCTACATTAAGATTAGAATAACACCATCTATTGGCTAATCTTTTCTTATTCATTGCATAAAATACTGCAACATATGGTCTTAAACTTTCAAAGTATTCTTTGCTATCATCAAACTTTTCATTTGCTATTGTAATATGTCCACCGCATTTATAGGCACCATTTTCTAGTGTATTACTACTAGCAAATTCCTCATTGATAAACTCTTTTGCTTCGGTCATCATATTGAACACTTTATTTCTCCATTTACTAGATGGTACTAGGGGTAAAATATTCGTTATTGCTTCATAAACTACCGTAGAATCATCCTCAATAGCTGCAAATAATGTAGGGTTTTTCTTCAATTGTCTCCTAGTAACTACGCTTGTTGGTAAAGTCATTTTCTCAACCTCCATCCCTATTGTAAATTTGGTTTTAATGTTACCATCTACAATTTTTGTGTTTGCTTCTATTTGCTTTTTTGTCATCCCTTGTAAATCTACTTTTGTACTAGTAGTATTTAAAAATATTGGACTGCAACCTTGATGATATGGTGCAATTCTATTTCTTTCTATTAGCCTATCTCGACCATTTACGGCTAGATTAGGTAAGATGTTTTGGTAGTTAATACCATTTATTGAATTTGTCATTTTATTGTTTGTTTTATTTGTTAGTTATTAAGATAAGTTTGATGTTTCTAATAATGCTTCATTCCTTAAGGCTAAGACTCTGCCCTCCATAGATTCAGCGGCTGCATTTGATTCCAATCGTTGATTTAAAAATGCAATTGCTAACTTGATTTCTTCGCTATCATTTTTAGTAATTACTTCTAGAGATTCGTTGATTCTCAATGCAATATTTCTTTCAGCAGTTTCATCTAAAGATTTACGTTTAAATGATAAAGTAAATATTGTTGGTATTGTTGCATTTACTTCTTCTTCGTTTGTCTCTAGTAAACCTTTGCAAAATTTATTGAAATTATCTACTGAACGGATAACCTTGTTTCCTTCCGCTTCTTCTTGATTGCATTTAGTTAAAAATTGGTCTAATTTGTCTTGATTCTTACTAGCTTTAATCATTCTGTTTAATTGGCTTTGCTTAACTGAAAATACCTTTAGAGACATTTCTTCTAGTGACCATTTGCATAAATCAGCATTTTCAAATACTTGATTTGCTTCTTCAGATTTCAACCAAGTCTTAAACTCAATTGCTTTCTTTCCTAGTAAAATTTTGTTTTGTAGTTTACTTCTGTTCGCAATATTTAAATCATTTGTTATTGTTGAAATTGTGCCGAACAGATTAGAAATACTACTACTTTGTAGCATTTCCCTTTCATTTGTCATTAAATTTATCATTTTATTGTTTTTTTATGATATTTAGCGGAGAATATTCTCCTATAATTATGCTAGAAATAGTACATTTTACTAGATATAGTACAAAAAATGTAGTTATAATGTATATTGCTTTTCTAATCATAGTATAAATATAAGTATAACTAGTCAATAAAACAGCATATAAATAGACATTTATTAATCTTTCTTTATTAGTCGTATACGACTGATTTGCTAGGTAGATAGATTATTGTGTACACATAGTATTGTTTATGTACTATAAGTTAGGCTATAAGGTAACCTCTTATCTAGCTATAAGAGTCTATAAATTGTATACAAGTTATATATGTAAATACTATATCCCTATGCTAGTAGTTAATACTAGTAAACTATCGTAGTTTATTTACGTAGATTTTTAGAGATGTTTTTTATTATATAGGTAGTAATGCAGCTAGAAAAAAGCTAAAAAAATTTAGATATAATTACAAAAAAGTCAACCCCACCCTCGAAAAAAAAAAGTGTTTTATTTTGTGCGATGTTGCGTGTGCGTGGGGGGGAGCCCACTTCCTCTAATTGTGAAATAAATTTTGTATCTTTACAAAAAAAAAGAATATGGCACACAAGGTTAACCTCAACAGAGTACTCGATGATATGGCAGGACTTGATGTATACAAGGGTAGATTAATTAACAATCGTCCAGACGGAATGATGGGAATTGAAAGAGCAGCTAATATGAAAAGGATTATAGATGAAGACAGAAAGATTAAAATGATTGCAGACGGAATCGAAAGAGCTGAGTCTAGAAAAAAATATGACAAGTTATATAGAAATATGTAAAGGATGTTTGTTTGTTTGTTTGTAAATTAAGGAGAGCTAATGGTTCTCCTTTTTTTTATGTCATTAATTAAAAATATATGTCAAGGTTATGTTGATTATATGTCGTTTATTTAAAGCTAAGTAATTGATTAATAATACTTATGTCGATTATGTCGATTTTAAGACCAGACTGTAGTGAAATTAATTTTAATAATAATACTATAAATATATATATATAATAGAGAAACCAATGTGATGACATAAAAATGTTAATTTAAATTGTATATTTGTTTTAAATTAAATCTAATTAAATATGAATCCACAAGGCGGAGGTTACTCTCCTAAAGACCTGAAGTTTGGAGAATCAGGCAGAACCTCATTAATAAATGGGATAAGTAAAATAGCTAATGCAGTAAAAAGTACGTTGGGTCCAAGAGGACATACTGTATTAATTGAATCTCCTAATCACACACAAGGAATAACTGTAACTAAAGATGGGGTAACTGTAGCCAAGGCTGTAGACTTATTACATCCAGTTGAGAACTTAGCTGTACGTATGATGAAAGAGGCTGCTGATAAAACTGCTACCTCTGCTGGAGATGGAACAACTACGGCTATTGTATTAACTGAAGCGATTGTAAAGGCTGGAAGTGATATGATGAAAGATAATCATAATCGTACTGAGATATTAAAACATATTAATAAAGAGGTGCCATCAATCATAACTAAACTAAAGTCTTTATCAAAACCAATTACTAAAAGAAGATTAAAAGATGTTGCTATAATATCTGCTAATGGAGACAAGACTATTGGTACTACAATTGCAAAGACATATGACAAGGTTGGTAAGACTGGTATAGTAACTGTGGAGCGTTCACAGACTAGCTCTACTTACAATGAGATTACTAATGGTATAAAAGTAGAGAGGGGATACAACTCAAGTTTATTTATCAATGACCAAAAGAAAGACGAGTGTATATTAGATGATACGTACATATTAGTTTCTGATGCTTCGGTTGATAATATATTAAACATTGAGAATATATTAAAACCAATTATTCAAGACAGAAAAAAATTATTACTTATATGTCCTTGTAGTGAGAACGTAGTAAATACTTTAGCAGCTAATGTTGTGAAGAATGGTTTAAAGATATGTAATATCAATCCTCCACAGTTTGGATATAAGCAACACGAGTTAATGCAAGACATTGCAATCTCTGTTGGAGCTACATATTTCTCTGAAAAAACTGGTGACGACTTAAGTCTTATTACTTTTAATGATTTAGGACACGCATCTAAGGTAATAGTTAGTCGTGATTCTACTGTAATCATAAAAGATGACGCTGAGAATGGTAATGTTATAGAAGAAAGGGTAGCACAATTGTGGGAACAACATAAACTTGCAGTTAAAAAAGGAGATAAAGACTTTATTTTATCTAGAATTGCTTCATTAACTGGTGGTATTGGTGTTATATATGTAGGTGGACAGACTGATATTGAGCAAAAAGAGCTGTATGACAGGGTAGATGACGCTGTTTGTGCGGTACGTTCAGCACTTTTAGAAGGTATTTTGCCTGGCGGAGGTACTGCATTGTACAATGTAGCTAAAAATTATGATGCTTTAGAGGATAAAGAAACTAATCTCTCGAAAAAAATTGCTTACGCAATTTTAGGAAAAGCATTAAAAGCACCTATACATCAAATTCTGTTGAATGCAGGACTAGACTATAAAGAAATATACAACGATATAGCCAATCCTATACACGGATACGATGTTAAGAATGAAGTATATGGAGATTTATTAGAGATGGGGGTAATTGACCCTATGAAGGTAACTAAACACGCATTACAAAATGCTGTATCTGTAGCTACAACTATACTAAGTACTAATGCTATTATAACAATGGCGAGAACATACGAATCAAATGAAGCCGATAAATAAATATATTGCTATAGATATTATAGAAGAAGAGATTGTAACTGACTCTGGGTTAATACTTTCTGATAAAGATGCTGATGCTTTAAGATATAAGAAAGCTAAAGTAATTGCACCAGGAACAGAAGTGCATAACATTTCTAAAGGAGATGTTATATATTTTGATTCACGAACAGGTTATACTCTGTTGATTGACAATAAGCCTTGCACTATTATTTCTGAGAGAGACGTTGTTGTAGTTTTATAGTCTTATTCATTTCTTTAATAAAGTTTCTATATACTTTATCTGTATAAGATACGTTTCTATGAAAGATAGGATTATATTCTGAAGTAGGAATCTCATCGCCATTTAATTTTTTATATATAGAGTCAAGCATTCTTTTAGATTTATAAGACAATTGGTACAATCCTTTTTTATTTCCTACTCGTTTTCTAAACAATTCTATCCACCCTTCTTTTAATAGCTTGTCAAATCTATTTACGTTCCAACTTAATAGCTCGTCAAACTCTTTGAATTTGCTTTTACTAAAGTAATCTTCTGAATATAAAAAAAGCAGCATATCTAGCTCTCCTGTGCTTATACCATACTTAGCCTTAGTGTAATACCTAATAACTCTCCAGTATTTTAAATAGTTAAATTTCATTTTATTTTATTTGTATCTTTGTAAAAATAATAAATTTATGTCTACTAACGTTCCTTTAAACTATTTAGAATCTTACAAAGCTCAGTTGGCTAAGAAAAAGAAAAAAACTAAACAACAAGTAAAGCCTAAGTCTCCTACTATACACGGACTAGGTAAGTTAAAAGGATTAGCTTCGTTTGCAAATAAATATAAAAAGAAACCAATAACTAAAAATCAAAGAAATGCCTAAAGTAGGAAAAAAAACATATGCTTATACTCCAAAGGGGAAAGCAGCAGCTAAAAAAGCAGCAAAGAAAAAAGGAGTAAAAGTTAAAAAAACAAAAGGTTACTAATGGCTAAAGGAAGAGCAAAAAAGAAAGGTAATAAAATTTGTTCGGCTGGGATTTCCTGGGCGAAAAGAACTTTTGATAAGTACCCTTCTGCATATGCAAATATGGCAGCCAGTAAATATTGTAAAGACCCTAACTACGCTAAAGGAGCAAAAAAGAAATAGATATGAGTAAATTAAGTAAAGCACAAAGAAAAATTGCAAGAATGGCTATGCCTTTTGATAAAATTACAGGAGCTGATTTTAAAGCTTTGAAAATGAAAAAACAAAAGAAAGGTAAAAAGAAGTAATGGGCGAGTTAAAAAAATGGCGAGACCAAAAATGGGTACGTATAGGAACCGATGGTAAAATCAAAGGTGCTTGTGGTACTAGTAAAAATAAAAAAAACCCTGATAGATGTTTACCGTTAGCTAAAGCTAGACGTTTATCTAAAAGTAAATTAGCTTCTACTGCTAAGAAAAAGAAAAGAGAAGGAGCTAAAGGAAAACAATTTGTT